CTTTGCCAGTTCTGTCAATGTCATGGTTTACTTGCGCGAGAATTGCCGCTTCCGTTAATTGTATAAGCCTTTCAGGTGAAGCAAGAGGAAGTCTGAAAGCCGGTTCACCGCTTGCGCGGCGAATTGTTTCGTATAATTCACGAAGCCTGTCAGTTAATACACGCGCATCATCTTGCGCAAATCGAAGATCGTCAAAACTCATTATAACACCACCTGTACCGAGACATTTGGCCTGAATGTACCAGACATCGGATCACTGTCCCATGTTATTTGTTTTAATACGGCTCTCGGCTCGTATTTTCTCAATGCCATAAATATTTCCTGTTCAACCTTTGCCTTTACTTGTAGAGTAGGGCTGTCGATAAAATCAAAAGAAATACCAAAATCACGATCAAGCGGTTGCGTGCCTTTTCGTGTCATGATTAGAAGTTTCACATTTTGCATAACTTCCTGTATTCCAGTTGTGCCAAATACTATTTCGGAAGGAAGCGAATCTACTGTGTTAAATGTTGCCATTAGTGATACTCCTTAAAATTACAGGTTAATTCTGTCCACAAAATATTGCCTGTGCCTGCCGCGAACTTATTAGATACGCCATTGATTGAATCGATGTACCATAAGTTTCCAGACAACGGAAGCCCGCTTAAAATAAGCGGATAATTGTCGCCTCTGCGAACCAGTAACCTCAACAATTCATAACAAGCTTTCGGATCAACACCTAACATTCTTGTAAGGCTGATTTTCAATTCCGTTTCGTCCTGTCCCGGACCTAAAAATTCAGTAACAGGCGGAGCATTTATAACTTCATGGACAGACCATCGCCCGGAAGTATCTTGAGTAATTTCTGAAAATGTCAATGCGCCGATTCCCGTAACTGCAAAAACAAGCGGGCCCCATGATCCTATCAACATTACGCTATCACCATCCCTGTTGTCGCACCTGCAAAGGCGGCATGAGAACCGCTAACAGGTGTCGGATTTGGAAAACTTGATTTAAGGCTTGTGATAATTTCGGAACAGAATTTTTCCATGGCCTTATCTTGCGTATCTAATTTATTTTTTGTCGCAGTAATTACTCCCAAAGGATTAAATGTCAACGGCGCAAGCGTGAAACCTGCCGCCGGAGAAATAGTGATGCTGGTTTTTATCAAAGTGGCAAGCGCAACCAGAAACAATTCAAATGTCGCTGAGACAGGAAGCGTGCCAGAACCTGAAAGGGAAGCCTTAAATGTTACCTGCGGATCAGGTGCGCCAGATGACGGATTTGTCGCAGACCAGCCATAGGTAATTTCCATGTTATCGACAATGTATTTAAGAATTGCATCGCCGAATTTCTTGTTTGCGTTTGCAGCACTACCAGCTTCTTTATTTATTTCCGAGATTATTGTATCTTTCATGTCGCTTGCGTTCATGCTCATATTAAGTACCTGCCGCTTTATTTCCGCCATGAGGCGCGCCTGTGAATAAGCAATTCGGAATAGCGCATAGCGGTCCCGTTGCCGGAGAAACCGTGCCCTTCATCGAAAAATTGCCGCCTGTTATTTCGACATCTGCCGAATCAATAGTTACCTTCGGAGAATTTATATTCGCTTCTTTACTTGCCTCGATATTCGCTGTCTCTACTTTGATGTTCGCTTCTTTTTGGACTTCAACTGTTGCGTTTTCTTCAACAGTTACCTCAGCGTTTTTTGCTTTAATTGTAGCCGTCTCAAATACTTCAATGTTTACTGTTTTGCATTTTACTTTCGCATCTTGATCAACAATTAAATCTAATGTTCCTTTATCAGCGTCAAAGCGAATAACATTTTTTCCGTCATCGCTGACAATTAAAATAATATTCGGCGCTCCGCCCTGCGGCATTTTCTTCCCGGTGTAAACTTTTCCCATGACATAGCCTTCCTCTTGGCCGTTGGGAAGTCTTGCCGTTACAACATGATCGCCTTCTTTGGGTGTCCAAAAACAATTCCAGCCGCCGATTGCCGGAAAAAGAACTTGCATTTCAGCGCTCACAAGACCGTCCAAGTCATCGTTTGCGACACGCGCTGTTGCGCTGGTTACATTTCTTTTTGAACATTGTCCTTGATGCATCATATCAGTACCCCACTAAAACCTTGTGCGCTTTTATTGTTGTTTTATAGCCTGCGCCTTGAGTGTGATCCGCTTCATCGACACTGTATTTGCCGCTATAAACTCCGAAATTGGTAAGCTGTATATTCACACCGCCTACCATTTTTACATTACCAACCAGATTCAAAGTACAAATCCATTCCATTTTATTTTTTTGACGTGCTATCGCTTTCGCCTGTCGCATTGCGTTGTCTGTTCTGTCTGATCTTATTTCTTCAAAATCGTCTTTAGTTTCATTGAACGCATTAAAACCAGTTTCAAATGTTCCGCCGGAAGCATCGGAAGATGTATCGTTTCCTTCGCGGAAATTATCGCCGCGCAAATCACCTGGGCGCGCGTTTACTATTCCTGTCTGTCCTGTCTCTGGCGGCTGTTCCGGCTCAAATGTCGCTTGTACTAATTGTCCGCTTTTTGGATCTTTGTAACTGAAAACTACTTTGCAAACTGTGTCGCTTGTATTCTGCGAAAACTGATAACTTAGAATTCTTTTTCCGACTTCGCTTGCATCGAAAGTATCTACAACTTCCTTCGCTTCATAAACAGATTCTTCAAATAACACTAATATTTCCGATGTTACTTTTAAGGAAACACCGTACTGAGTACATAAATCATTCAAGAAAGCCATATCTGATTTTTTTAATTGGTCAACTCTATCAAGCTGTATGTCGCTTTCAACTTCATACATCAAATCAAGACCCGCGCCTGTTGCAATATCCTGCGCCACTTTTTGAAGCGTTGTATCTTCCCATGCTCTTGTTTTTTCTTCCCGGCGCATACCTGTTGAAATGGGTGTCGATAGTGCTTTTATATCTACTACATTCGGCGGTCCCGAAAAATCAACAGTATCTATTTCAAAAGAACCGCAATCCAGTTCATCATAATCTCCATCCTCGTTCCAGTTTTCAACACAGATTTTTACTTTGAGAATTGCGCCTGAAACTGCGTTATTTACAATTTCAGAACCTTCTTTTATTTCAGGAGTAGTGGAAGCCGCCGCGGCAGGAGCTGCAGGGCGACCGTCAAATGTAATATCGCTATAATCAGACATTATCTTATGATCCCCCTCTTTATATCTTGAATAAGTAATAATTTTCCTTCATAACCTTTGTATTGCGGATGCTCCCTGACAAAATCAGACCATCCGGCTGTCGGAGTAACGCGCTGTAATGTTCTGCCTTGCTCTGGAGTTAAATCTGATTCATCAATAAGCCTTTGAAGATTTGCTGCGCTGGTTCCCTGCTGTAAAGCGCGCGCCATTTCCGAATAATCATAAGGCGGTTCCGGCGGATTTTCAGGCGCTCTTGAAACTTTCGGATACCAGTCGTTATGCCAATTTCCTTCCCGATCATCACAAGTAATTGTCAATTCATCAGCTTCATTGCTTGCCTTATCTATATAATTAAAATTCAATACAGTTTTTGACAGTGCTTCTGTAATATCTTTGCCGTCATATTCTATTTTTATGTAAGCGCGTCTTGATCCTGCCATATTACACCTGCTTCCATGGCGGCAAACTTGCCGATGACTGCGCTCGTTCCTGCGGCCTGTCAGGAACATTTATAATTGTCGATTTTTCAAACTTTACTATGTGCCTCAATTCAGGATTTGCTTCCAAAAGAATATGAGTAAATCCCTCATCGCCGTAAAGTTTGAAACTGAGATAGTCCCAAACATCGCCTTGCGCTACCAAGTATGTTCTCATGCGTAGCTCACTCTTGCCTGATTGCGCGCAATTCTTTCGATTACTTCCTTAACTCTTTGCTCGAAATTATCTGCGGCAGTATTTCCAGCCGCTTCAATTTTGCTTACAGTGTTTGCATCAGGAGAACCAGCGAAATTATTTGTCATTGAGAAGTTTACATTTACAGAATATCCGCTTCCTTCTGACATTCTGCTTGCCGCGGCTTCCATTACTGGCGGTGTTGACGAACCTTCGCCGCCGCCTGCGCCTTGCGGAGCCATTTTATTAAGATAACCGCCTATCATGCCGGCTTCTTTCCAAATATCAAAACCGTTCGTGGATTTGTCTAAAGGCACAACCGCTTCCGGTCCCTTTTCGCATATCTCAGCAATGTGCCGAGTTGTAAATATACCGCCGTCTGCGTGTCCGAATAATCCTCCAACGAAATTCTTTACACCGCTGACTGCGCCGCCCAAAAAGTTACCAACGCCGCCTATAATGTCGCCTACGACTTTGAATTTGTCCGTAAAGAAACTCACGAATGAAGTTACTTTGTCTCTTATGGAATTAAATACTCCAGTAATAACTTCAACAATTCCGCGAAACAAGTTTTTAACAGCTTCTATCGGATTAGAAAACACATTGCGGAAAAACTCTGTAAATATGCTCACGATATTGCGAATAGTAGAGAATACAGAACCGAAGAACGAACGGAAGCCGTCAATTATTCCAGTTACGACATTCACCGCGCCCTGCCAAACATTCTTAAAGAAATTTCCTACTGCGGATACCGCTATTTTTATTCCGTCAAATACTGTTCTGAAAAAATTGCCTAATCCCTGAATAATAGTTTTTACAACATTGACAACGCCCTGCCAAACGGCTTTGAAAAAATTCCCGAATGCTTTTATTATCGCTTTAACAGTGCTGACAACACCTTTCCAGAGATTTACAAAAAACCTGCCGACAGCGGCAATGATGTTTTTTATAGTATTGAAAATCGCTTCTGTACTCGTGCCAAATTTCGCTAAAATCCTGTTCACCATTTCTTTAGCGTTCTCAAATTGTCCTTTCCAGAAATCAGCAACGCCCTTAAATATAGTTTTGAAACCGTCCATTATGCCGGAGAATATTCTTTTTAATTTTTCAAACTGTCCGCCGAGCGCATCGAGCGCGCCCTTCCAACCGCCTTTGAATAGACCGATTATTACTTTAACTACCGTTTCTATAGGCCATAAAATCAATTTGACAACATTCCATAAGACTTTGAATGCGCCAATGACCATAACTATGGCGCTTGTCAATGTATTGATAACAGTTTTTATTGCATACAATACGCCGCTTTCAAGAATTGTGCCAATTACACCTAACACTTTTTTGACTACATCGCCGATTTTTGCGAAGTCTGCGGCCATTTCACCAGTACCGCCTCCGATTGCATCTTTAATTCTTGCGATACTTTGAGTCACATAATCTTTAAGGTTCTGGAAATTCCTTTTTACTGTAATAATTACAGCTACAATTCCGGCAATAATAGCGGTAACAGGAAGAGCCGCCGCGGCAATAGCACCTAAAGCCGTAGTAGCGGCTGCACCAGCGGCAGCAACACCGGCTCCTGCCGCGCCTCCTGCCGCACCTACACCAGCAACACCCGCGGCGGCTGACGCGCCGATTGGAATTAAGGCTTTAAGACTTAAACCTATTTTCGGTACCGCTGTTTTCAAGAATGTTCCAAAAGACCACATTGTTTTTGCGCCTTTTATCGCGGTAGGAGCGACTGCAACAGTACCAGCAATTTTTGCGAGATTGCCCCAACCGCCGACTAAATCTTTTGTATTGGTTATCATGTCAACTAAATTCCGCCCGAATTCTTTAACCTTTTCGATTATCTCCGGCAGATGGTTTACCAATTCACCAATCCATTGACCGAATCTGTCGCCTAATTCCCTGATAGTCGGCATTTGCTCTACCATTGCGTTTTTAAGTGTTTCAAATGCTTGTGTCAACGGTCCGATTGCGCCTGATATAAATTGATTTTTCATTCCCGTAACAGAATATTTTAGACGGCTTAATTGGTTGTTATATTCCTCTGATGATCTTGCCGCGCTTTCTGAAAAAATAATTCCTAAACTTTCCGCTTCATCACCTAACTGATGAATTCCTTGACTTCCCATTCTCATAGCCGCCGCCATTCTCGGGCCCGCAGTTTTTCCGAATAATGTAATTGCCATTTCAGCTCTCGCCGCATCGCTCGGAAGAGTTTGCATATAATCAGCGATTCTTTCAAACGCCTGTTCCGGGCGCATGGTAGCCAGCTTTTGAGCGTCAAGCCCGATACCTTCTAACTGTCTACGCGCTGCTTCGTTACCTGCGGCTGCCATGTTGATTGTATTTGTCATTTTTTGAATTGCGCCGTCAAACTCACTGGCTTCAACTCCTGCGTCACCCATTGCGAAGCGTAACCGCTGATAACCTTCGATTGCCATACCAAGTGAATCAGCAGTTTTCGCAACCTGATCACCTGCCGTTGCGAAAGAATTTGCCATAGCAAGAACACCAGCGCCTGCCGCGGTAACTCCCGCGACAACGCCGAGTGCTAATTTGGTTGCGCTTCCTGCAAAGTCCTTAAAATCTTTTCCGAGCTGACTTCCAGCGTTCTTAACATCTTCTATATTTTTTTTAATTTGCCGGAGAGCGGCGGTCGCGCCTTTGTCCTGTCCTGTTATTTCCAGAGCGAGATCCCATACTGTTTTTTTTGAACCTGCCATTTAATTCCCCGGTTTTGGTTTTTTAGCATCCGCTAAAACCTTTTCTACATCAGCGTTATATGCTAATAACTCCGATAACGGTATTTGAAACCAATACGGTATCGGAGTATTAAGCACCATTGAAAGACCGATTGCGATCCCCCTTAAATAACGCGGGGGATCGGCATGGTCAAATACAGTAAAATTCGGATAGTCTACTTTTCGTCCGGCTTCTCTGCCGGAGTAGTAAAATCCAAGCTATCAGATTTTTCTTCGCTTTCGTCATCGTCATTATCCGCATTGTCGCGTAATTTCACATATTCATCGTAAAACTTCTGCGGATTGCGCTTGTTAATAAAAGCGCCGACAACATGACAAACAGTTTCGTAATCGAAAGCGTTCATCTTCACAATCGCCCTGTAAGGAACGCCGGATATTTCAGCCGCCATTCTTGCGCAATACTCAGGTGTCTGTGCCGGCAATAATGCTACTGAAATGTTGCCCTCGTTATTAAAAGTTTCCCTGTGGCACTTGTTTATAAGCTCGCCTGACATTTTTGAAAAATCTAACTCGATAGCCTCGATAGTCCGATCTTCCCATTTAATGGTAACAAGCAATTTAACGCTTACTTTTCCAACAAACATTTAATACCTCCGTATTAAACAAGCAGATTCTGTCTTGTTTCAGCCAACATATCTTTGCCGTTGACTCTGTAAATGTACTTGAACGGATCCCATTCGAGTTTTTCCTCTCCGTCCATCCAGTGATGCGCGTAATAG